ATTACCACGCTTCTGACGGCGTGGCCTCTGAGGCACTGTTTTCTTCCTAGGGTTATAAACCCTCTTCCTTTGTTTTCTCTGTGGTAATGCTATTACCTCCATCTTCAATAAATCGTCTTTTATACAGCTTTTGCAACTTTCTCTAGTTCTGTATGATTGATTTTGGAGTGGCATGCCCTCGGGCTTGCCTAACAAAAGAGTCTTACACTCATTTTCTGTGGGTATTTGGGTTAATGCGCGTTGCCACTCAGGCTCATCTGCTAACACCTCCCCATACTCTTTCACAATATAACTTATGAGTTCTGTAAGGTAATCCCGCATTTGTTTATCTGCCCATCCTACTCTAAGGATGGCTGACGCTCTAGCTAGCGTCATTGCTGGATCTCCAGGAGAACGTGAATACAACAAACTTGTAAGCAATTTACTTCTATCGTAAATAGGAACTGCTTGCCCATCGATATATACCGTATGGGCTGAAAGGAAATCAAGTTCATCGAGAGGTCGTGGATCCAAACTATCGGTTGTAGTGGTAACACCAATAGTTTTCCATACTTCAATAACAGATCGTGCATTGAAGAACTCCACTGCTTCATCAGACACCGTCCAAGTGTTGTCATCACCGCACAAAGCTAAGGCGAGATTTTCATCAAAATCGCCATAACTTCTAACTTGCGCCGGGGCGATCATTATCCATGCATATGCTAATAGCATGTATAAGATCAACGTGTTGTCTGAGATAGTGTTCACTGATCCTGAGGGGTTTCCTCCCTGCTTAAGAATCAAGACACCATCAGATGTGAGGATCATCGTATTAATCAAATTACGGTAATACACCTTGAGACGCTGCTCATTTTCAGGTGTCCTGTCCTCAGATCGGAGCATTTGCCAGCGGAAACGTGCTATTGACCACATTAAGTGAGCACGCAATGAAGAGTCATATTGGGACTCATCAAGGGCGAATCCATTTCTGAATTTACGCAACTTTCGCATTAATTGTTCCCACCCACCTTTTAAAGGGGTGGAGCCGACTACGCTGGCTGTTTTCAAATGAGAATCATAAAATTTTCTATTCATATCCTCAAAAAGACGATTTCCATGTATCGTCATTTCTATGGGTCCTGCAGTGAAGGTTCTTATGGA